TTCATGGAGAATTGGGATAAGGTAGAGATACCTGTAAATCAGATGCTACACCTAGTTGCTGACATAGTAAAGCAAATGATGGAAAGCGATAATCTTTTATTCTGGCAAGAACCAGAACTTATTATTATCGGCAACCCAAATGTTATTGAAAGCATACAAATGCAGGGTGCAACAATCGAAGATGAAGTAGAAAATGGCGTAGATGATGTAGTAAATTATCTGAAACAAGCATTGAAACAGGAGGAAGAATGAACGAATATTATATTGTTTCGTTATTACTTATTGTACTTACTTATTTTACAGGTAGGTACAAATGAGTGAAGTATACGAATACGTAGATGAGGAGTTAAAGCGTGAAGAAAACTGTCTTACCGTAGACCTATTCTTTGATGGAGAGGTTACGTTACGTGAGGCAGAGATTATACTAGATAGTATTATGAAACGGGCTGATGATGATTACAAAACTTTTATCGGATATCGACCAACTATTTATACCAAGCACCCCTTTGTGCTTGATGATTAAATGTAGACACTCATCTACAGCTATTAACTAAATTGAAATGCAATGCTATTCATACACAAGTGTGAGTAGCTAGATACCTATGGAGGTTAGCGTACGTAAAAACCTTTCTGTGGCACCTTCGTGGGTATCTAGCTATCTATTAGTAGGACTTACTTTCAGCCCTGTTTTTTGTAAGCACCGAACGTAGATAGCTTGTAGCACATAATTCAAGCCCTTGCCCAATGGGAAGTAGGACGTTAAAGTCTTGTGTGTTACAAGCTATTTATGAGATAGCAGAAAGGTTGGTGGCAACATGCAACCAAACAAGAAAAGTACCTACAAGATAGGTATGACTGTTGATAGCTTACCCGAGAAAAATCCATTCGCAGGTATGACACCTTTGATGGAAAGCAGAGGGTGGGCAAAACTCATGCAGTCTCAACCAAACAGGTGGGTAATACTAGACCAATCCGTTTCTAAAACGGGAGGTGGCTTTTGGTCAAGGGCTAACGACTACAACAAGAAGTACGCTGATGATGGGTACAAGTTTGCTGTACGTAAGCTAGAAGGTGTTACTACCTTTTTTGGAAGGTTCTCTCCTACAAGTGAGTGAACTAACTATGGTCGTTGACCCTGTATTGCACAGGGTTAACCTCCGTAATCAACAAGTCAACTACTACAAGATATGGGGTAAGCCACCTCATGTTATCGATACTGTAGTTGATGGAATGATACCTGATGACCTCTGGCTATGTGATATCTGTAATGACCAGATAGAACTAGAAGCATCAGAAAGAGTAAAGAAACATGGGTTCGGAGTAACCCCTGTGTTTCAAGATGAAAGTTACGCATACTGTACTAAGTGCTTTGCGAAACTTATTCTTGAAGAAAAGCAAGGTAGCTTGAAGATACTTGTGTGTGATTGTTGTTTAGATGAAAAAGTCTTTGACACATACGAAAAGATACAAGGCATGATAATGTTTTGGCTTGGAGATGTGAAACAACAAATCGTAGAAGATACAGGAAAGGAAGCAACTTTCAGACCTGTAACAGAAGAAGTATTTAATGAAGTTACAAAAGAAACGGAGGAAGAATGACAGAAGATGTCAAGCAATCTTATCGTGTCATGCCACATGAGTTCAACTACTTGGTAGTTACTACTCCTGTGCTTGAACACTTTAACAAAGTTGCAAAAACAAAAGGATACAACAGGACGATACTAGGTGGTTTCTTTGACCCGAATGAAGTAGATGAACCTACTGACCGAGTTGCAGTACCACATTATCCTGTTACGTGTCAACTAGCTATGGCGCACTATCACAAGGAAGGCAGACTAACTTTGCCTCATGTGAGAACGACATGGTCGGTACCAACTATCAGCACGGAAGATTATCTTTCCGTTGCAGGTAAGACTTTCAATATCCTTGAGAAAGGTTTTGAAGTCAAATGGGTAACAGTCAGCTTGGATATTCCAAGTGATATATGGGAGGAACTACCAACCATACGACCTTACTCATGGCTAGATATACCACCTGCTACATATGTTACAGAGATATATGACAAAGCAGATTTGGAAATGTCAGATAGCGATATATCTGATATTGAAGATTACCTAGCCGAAGCTGAGAAAGAGTTTCTCAAGAACGTAGAACCAATGGATTTGGAACAAACTATTCAAAACTTGAATGATGCTATCCAAATACATGAGGAAGAATAGAAAGGATATAACATGGAATGTTGGGAAAAATTCCAAAAAGTAATGGGTATATCAGATAGAGTTTTACTCTATGGTGTTCCTGGTACGGGTAAGACACATCAAGCTGTTCTTACTAACTTACCGAAAAACAAGCAAGTGTTCCAAACAACACTCACGGCAGACAGTTCTGCAACAGAACTTGTAGGTCATTACATACCTGATGGTGATGGTGGGTTTGAATGGAATGACGGCATTGGTATGAAAGCATGGCGAACAGGAGGCAGGTTAGTCATCAACGAGATTGACCATGCAGGTATTGACGTTATGTCAGTCTTGTATGCAATACTTGATGACCCTAGCGTAGCCAAGTTTACACTACCAAATCAAAGTAAAGAAACAGTAAAACCTAAGAAAGGTTTTGAGGTTATTGCCACTATGAATGGCGTACCACAAGACTTACCAGAAGCAATCGCTGATAGGTTTTCTGTCAAGATTAATATAGACACAGTACACCCTAAGGCAATCGAAAGTCTGCCAGAGAACTTACAGTATGCTTACAGTAAGAACTTGGCAGAAGATGAGATACCAATGTCTATCAGGGCGTGGAAGGCATTTGCTAAACTAAGTGAAACATTGCCTGTATCAGAGGCTGCTGAAATTGTATTTCACCCAGATGAGGTCGAGTATGTAGTGCAGGCTTTGGAACTACAAGATGTTTAGAAATGTAAGTAAGTCGAGGCGAAGTAAGAAAGTTCTGGATAGACCTATGCTTAGCTTGGCTACCAAAGACAGAGAGTGGCAAGCGACTACTAATGATGATACTCCATTAGTAGATGTGGCTAACAAGCGTGCCAACTTTTCAAAACTTGGTAGAAACTACAACGTAGAATATGCGCTGTCAGTTATCGAGGCTAAGCACTATCCAGAAATACTTGACTGTGATGAAGACTTATACATATACGTTGACCTAGTCAGAAAGCTATGTGTGTATTGGTATTACGAGAAGAAAGCAAGAGAACAACTTAATGGTTTTGCTTGGGATAAATATGTTTATCATGCAGAACAAAAGTATCCTTCACTTGCTTATTCAGGCACGTATGATAAAGCTGATGAATTTGCTAGTAAGTGGTGGATTGAGGCTTTCAAACATGCACGTAATGGTGGTAGTAAATATGAATTAGCAAGACAGATTATTACCAATCCGTACTTGTTATTTGGTAATGTTTACAGACACACTATAAAACAAAACATTAAAGCTATATTGATGGCAGAGACAATGTTCCCTGATGAAATGCTTGTTGAGAAAGATGCTGAATACAGCTACTCAAAGATATTGCAAGTTCACAGGGTAGTTTGGAGTGCATGGCGCAATATCAAACGAACACGTAAGGACGCTTCGATTGTTCCAAAGAAAAGAATAATTGAGATTGCTGAACGATTACGTGATGATTTGCAAGGCGACTTTGATTTAGTAATGCCTAGCATACGAGTTAAAAAGTTGATGTCAGAAACGTTTGGAGATGAAATCGACATACAAGATGACTATGGAGTGCTTAACAAAAGCACAGAGTATCTTAACAACCGAATGAAACAATCAATACTTCATGATGATGATAACGCTCGAGTTACTAATCATGAAGGTGTTGAAGTTGTGTTTTCAGGTTGGGGTAAGATGAAGATACATAAGCCACCTTTGAAACAGTCGTTACCTATCAAAGTTATCGGAAGAAGTAGAACTTTTTCTGATACAGGGGTAAATCCTAGAAGTATGAACAGATGGGCGACTGACAAAAAGATATTCACCAGAAGAGTGAAACAAAGAGGTGGTACTGTTCTCATTGACGTATCAGGTTCAATGTCATTGACTAACTTTGATATTGAACAACTTGTACGTTTGTTGCCTGCTTCAACCATTGCAATGTACTCAGGTACTTGTAGTGGATATGATTGGGATACAAGCAGACCAGAACACCCCCAACATGATGGCTACTATATGCTTACACCTGATAACTATTCAGGAGAGTTGCATATACTTGCAGAGAAAGGTAGATGGGTTGGAGATATTCCAATACATGCAGGAGAAAACATTGTAGATGTTCCTGCGATTGATTGGTTATCCAAACAAGCCCACCCAAGAATACTTGTTTCGGACTTACAAGTTTCGGGTATTGACTTCTACAGATACAAAGATGAGGACGTATATCGTGTTACCTCAAACTTTGGTGCAGAGTTCAATGTCGAGGCGCTAAAGAAAATTAAACAAGGTGGGATTATACCTATCATGGATATCAACACAGCGATAGAATGGGTTGAGAAAAGCTAACAAAAGCGTTAGGCTTTTCCCAATTAGTACATTCAACGCCTAACGTTTTTAGAAGGGGAGTGCGCATGCGCTCCCCTTTTTTTATCTTTCTACGCGCGTCAACAATTTCTTTTCGGTTCTTTACATTCTCTATACATTCTATATACTTATAGGTAATGACTGACTATTCAGAATTACTTGACAGGGTAATAGCCAAAACAGGTAAGTGGCACGAAAACGCACCTGATGATGTTACCTCTTTCCTTGAGGGTATATCCAAACTTATAGCTAAAGGTAAAAATGTCAATGCAAATACAATCACAGAAATTTTAAATGAAGAATTTAATTTTTCTATTACGAATACGAGCGTGAGAAATTGGGTAAGAGAACAGAAGAAGAATTACAAGAACTCTTAGCAGAAGTAACTGAGGGTAAATACGCTGATTTAAAAGCAACAAACGAACGACTACTCAAACGCATAGATAAACTTAAAGATAAGAATGCTGACATCATTGAGGCTGTATACCAAGCCATTGGAGATGGCATACGCAGTCTAGATTTACCACCTGTTACACCTCCCCCGAAATCCAAAAAAACCAAAGCAGAAGAAATCTGCGTTCCTTTATTATCTGATATTCAATTAGCCAAAGTTACACCCACGTATAGCACGGAACAAGCAGAGGTACGCGTGGTAAAATACGCGCATAAAATCTCTGAATTAGCGCGACTACAAAGACATAGCCACCCTGTAAAAAAATGTGCAGTGCTTTGCTTAGGCGATATCGTAGAGGGTGAATTAATTTTTCCTGGACAATCTCACATGATTGACGCAAGTTTATATAGACAGGTTACAGTTGATGGACCAAGAATACTCCATAAATTTTTCTCTATATTATTGAGTGAGTTTGAAGAAGTAGAAGTTTACTGGGTAATAGGTAATCATGGTGCTTTGGGTGGTAGGAGTAGAAGAGATTATAACCCTGAAACTAACGCAGATAGAATGCTTGGAAGAATTTTAAAGATGATGTTTGCACATGAGCCACGAATAAAGTTTATTGTACCTGAAGGAGGTAATGAAAGGAACTGGTATCTAGTAGCTAACTTGGGTGTAAAAGCTAAGTTTATGTGTTTTCATGGAGACCAAATCAGAGGACACGCAGGTATTCCATGGTATGGATATAACAAAAAAATACTAGGTTGGAAATCTTTATCTGCTAATGGAATGATGGAAGATTTTACGCATGCAGTATGTGGACATTATCATACTCCAACGACCATGTATATTAATGACACGCGCGTTTGGGTTAATGGTTCAACAGAAAGTTACAATACTTATGCACAAGAACAACTAGCTAGCATGGGTAGACCATCTCAATTTTGTTTATTTGTAAAACCTAACAAAGGTGTGACTGCAGAATATCTAGTAAACCTGGAGGAAGATGAGTAGCATGTGTTATTACTGTGGGCAGTTTCTAAGAATTGTTAGAGCTGAACAAAGGTGCGTGAATGTACTTTGTAAGCTATATAATACAAAACAATTTGACTATTTGTCTCACGGGTATGTTAGAATGAAAGAACCTATACAGGAGGAAAATGGCTAAATTTAATTTAGATGACTACGAACTCGTAGAAGATAGAATAGAAAAATTCTGGAAAGATAATCCAGATGGAAAAATCCATACAAACATTGTTGAAAATCTAGAAGATGGAACAATGGTCATTATACACGCGTCAATCTACGAACATAAAGATGATGCAGAACCAAAGGCTACAGGTATAGCACAAGAATACAAAGGTGTAGGATTTGCTAATACCACGTCATGGGTAGAGAACTGTGAAACCTCTGCCATTGGACGCGCGTTAGCTAACTGGAAATATAAGGGTAATAAAAAAGCTAGACCAAGTAGGGAAGAGATGCAGAAAGTTGCGTCTGCAGAAAGCTCTGAATCAGCGCCACAATCTGCGCCTAAAAAAAAACCTGAACCAGTCAATGAATCTAGTGAAAATCCCGTAGAGATTTTACAAGATGCAGGCTTTGGTGAAGCAAAAGATAAACACCCAAACGGTGCAATAGCTATTGATGAGTTTGGTTTAATATGCCCTTGTGGTTCAGCTAAGAGAGTTAAGCACTACACAAAAGAAGAGAAAACAAAACCTAGAAGTCCTGACTTTAGATGTCAAGCATTTGGAGATTGTACTGCAGGAGATACAGTTGATGGGAAAGTGTTTGCTAAGTCTTGGTGGCTAGATGGAAAAGATACACCAAAGAGTTGGAAAGATTACGCAGCAGCTAAAAATGGTATCAAACTACCAGACCCTAAAACATTAGATGAGGGAGACCTACCTTTTTAATCAGGCAACAGCCAGGGTAGAAAGGAGTAACACCCCTAGTGTTGCCTTAGAATTATTTACTAATTTGTTTTTTAGCGTATTCTTTTACAACAACTAGAGCAGCACCGCCACCTGCAATAGCTGCTAATTGTAAAGCATTAGCATCTACTCCTACAAGTGGGGATATGGTTAAAGCACCAATGAATGCTTCAACAAATGTCCATATGGTTTTCTCTAGCATGTCTTTTAATGAATCACTCATTTTATAACTCCATGCTTCGTTCCAAGGTGTCCACCCCACATCTTTCTTAAATGTGCCGTCCTGGTTTCTTTGTCTTTTATTTTTTTTAAAATATGACATTATATTATTCTTCTATTTTCTAGTTTAGCATTTAATATTTTGATATCTCCACTTATCTCCTGTAGTTTTTCAAAGGTATCACCGCCACCTTCTTTATTCAGAAGAGCGTCAATAGTTGTATATTCGATAGAAACTTTCTTACCTTGTAGTAATTGGTTAGCTACCTTTGCATACATTTTTTTATAAGCTACTGTACTGCTACCAATAAAACCATCTTTGGATACTTCTAAGTCTTGCTGTGTTTCTCCAACTATAAGACAACCAGATGTATGTTCGTCTGTGTTTCCTGTATGGATTAAGATGTACGTAAAGTTTGGTACATCTTGTATGTGTAACATACCATAGTGTGCATTCTTATATCTTTCTGAATACTTGGCATGAAAGCCACCTGTCTTTCTAAATTCAATATTATATGTGCCTTCTGGTATGCAAGTTTCGTGCATAACTTTTACTGCTTGATATTGGTCTTCAAGTGTATAGCATTCAAAAATACCATCTATAAATAACAATCCATTGGTAGCATCTGTACCGAATTGTGTTCTAACAACTGTTAGTTTCATTTCTTCTCCTTAATGTGAATATACACCATACTTACAATTACATATTGTTATATTTGTATATCCATTCTTTGCTTTATATGTGCGGCAAGTATTGCTTAGTTCTTCTTCTATATCATCAACCAACGGGTCATCAAACCACATTATTTTCTAAACCCAATAGTCAACAACCATATGCCTAAAGTAATTAATGTTGCTAATCCTGTAATCTGCTGCGCAGAACCAGTAAGAGTTAGAGTTGCGATAACTAAACCTACCAAAGTCCAACTAAGGTTTAAAGTTTCTTTAATAGCTTCTACTAACCATGCCCACAACTTCTTTATCATATTGTTCTCCTAAACATAAAAGCTGCCATACTAGCTATTCTAGTCAAAATAACTGGTACCACCACCTCTTGCGCTTTTTCTTTTTGGTCTTGTGTCATATCATCTCCTATGTTTCCTATTGTTATTTCAGAAAAATCTACGTCAACTAAAGTTTCTATAGGATTTTCTATAAATGTTTCAAACTGTACTTCTGTAACCACATCAGCAAGTGTATAGTTTTCTACGTCTGCATTCTCTACAGCTCGCTCAACATACTCTTCAACAGCCTCTGCAACTACCTCATCTTCTTTTACAGCCTCTGCAATAATCTCTACGTCATCAGCTTGTACCTGTAACACTTCAGCAACGACCTCAACTTGTTCTTCTGTAAGTTCTTCTATATCTTCTATAGCTTCTTCAACCACTGCTTGAACAACTTCTTGTACCTCTTCAGATGCCTGGTCTAAGTTTTGAACACCTACGTCATTTACTTCTTCAAGAACTTCTACAACTTCTTCGGTGTCGAGTTCTTGCACATATACTTCAATGGCTTCTTCAACTTCTTCATCTGATAAATCTTCTTCTATCTCTATCTCTATAACTTCTTCTATCTCTGCAACCTCTTCTTCAACCATCTCTTTAGTAAGTATCTCCTCCACCTCTTCGGTAATATCCTCCAATGGTTGAACTTCAGGTTCTTCAACGTCATCTCTTCGTATATCTTTTTCATTTGGCTCATCTTCTATCTCCTCAAATTCTGTATCCCAATCATCAATATCTATATTGATATCTTCTATGTCTTCTATTATTATAATCTCTACCTCTTCAAACTCTTCCAAAAACTCTTCA